GCGCCACAAGACCTTTGGTCGTTGTTGAACTGGTTGTACCCAAAGCGGTGGACGAGCTACTGGAGCTACGAGCGTAAGCACGTCAAGTACCAGTGGCACCAAGCAGCCTCACAGGCCAACGGCTTCAAGTGTCCTGTGCCTAACTGCGAGGACTTCCACAAGAGTAGCTTCAAGAAGATGGTCGGCGTTGACTACGTCGACGAGCTTCATGCAGAGATTGCACCGTACTACATGAGGCGGCTGAAGGCAGAGGTGATCAGTGAGCTGCCTGAAAAGTACTACACACAGATCGAAGTGGACCTCGCGCCTAAGCAGCGCAGGATCTACGATGAGATGCGACATGACATGTTGGCTTGGATTGGGGAACACGAACACGAGCCAATTGCTGCACCCATTGTTGTGGCCCAGCTCGTCAGGCTCAAGCAGTTCGCTCTGGCGTACGCTGAGCTCGAAGAGGTGCAGGTTCGCAACAGGTCAACGGGTGAAGTACAAGCCAAGACACGCGTCAAGCTTTCGGAGCCATCTTCGAAGCTGGACGTCGTCTTGGATCAACTACAAGACAACCCTACTAGGCAGTTCGTCGTCTTTAGTGAGTCGAAGCAAGCTATCAACCTACTTGCCGCCAGACTCACAAGGGAGAACATCAGTCACGTGGTGCTCACCGGCGATACTGCACAAGCTGATCGTGACAACGTCGTGGCGAAGTTCCAAGCTGGGAGGGCTCGCGCCTTCTTGGGCACCATACATGCGGGTGGCGAGGGAATTACTCTCACTTCAGCCGACACAGTCATCTTCCTGGATCGTACTTGGAACCCAAGTCGAAATAGGCAGGCTGAGGATCGACTGCATCGTATCGGTCAACGGAACGCGGTACAAGTCATCGACATCGTTGCTAGAGACACAGTCGACGGAGGTCGACTTCAACAGCTCGACCTGAAGTGGTCGTGGCTGAAGGAACTGTTGGGAGATAAGGTGAAGGCAGATGCATGAGTACTACCACTCCGAGGGCGTGACAGACCTTCAGGCGATCCGGCTCGAAGCAAACCGGCGTCTGACCGACAAACGGTGGCCTGAGGAGAGCATCATCCACCTTCACCCCAAGACCGAGCAGTGCGAGGTCAACAAGCACGAGCATGTCCAGTTTGCTGCTCCGGCAGGACTGGAAGTCCCCGAGCAGAAGGCCGAACCGGCTGAGGAGCAGGGGAAACTTGACACATGGAACGATCAAGAGCACGACGGCCCGGCCCTGTAATGGGGTCGGGCTGTTCTGCGTTCTGAAGGAGGCAAAGAATGGCTAGATACGTAGTACTCGAGTTCGACAACGACGCCGAAGCGAACGGCTTCATGTCGACCTTCGGAGACCAGCCTGAAGGGTCGACAGTTAGGATGATCGGCGTGTACCAGAAGCCGACCCTGTTCTGCGAGTGTGCAACTCGTAGCGACAAGTCGGTTCGTGGCGCCAAGCACGGTTGGTGGCTCTGCGCTACATGCGCCAAGCCAAAGCGAGGCAACATGCAGCACCCACTCAACAAGCTGTCGGCCGCGAAGCCGAGTGAGCAGGCGAAGGAGATGTACCTGGGGGTGAGGGAGCCTCGTGGGCAGGGATACGCCGTACCGGGAACGACCGCCTAGGACTTGCAAGGACTGCCTCGCCCACGTATGGTACGATGGCAGATTCTGGAAGACTGAGATAGGCGAACAAGCGTGCAAGGATAGCAGGACAGGCTATCACCGACCTGACAACAACCTACGTCCTGGTCAATTCGGGAAAGCGAATCCGCGGAGTGCGAGAGGGAAACCCACAGGGCGGCCTAAGTGAATGGAGCGACTCATGTATGAGCATGTAACCCAACTCCTGAGTGACTACGTCACTACGGGAAACATGATCCTGAACCAGTACACGCTGATCGGCAACATGCTGGTCGCGTTGGGAGCAGGAACGATCGGATGGATGATCGGTTACTTTACGAAGAGACGCCCTGTGCGTAAGCCTCCAGGGCAATGGGACGTGCCGCCACAAGGGCCTTACGGAACGCGTCCAGGGCTGTACGACTTCGCCCAGCGTTCCCGCACCGTTCTAGACAGTTATAGAGACGATATTAGGACCCCTTGATGTCAACTAGGGCTGTCAGCGTATAATTGGTGATAGGAGGGTAAAGTGGAAATCAATGACTACATCACTCTCAAATTGACACATTCGATCCACACAAGCGAGCGACTCTCGTTCAGAGGTTGCCGACGGCGTTGGAACTGGATCTTCGGTCACGGCTACTACCCGCAGACGACTGCGAAGCCGCTCGAGTTCGGCACGGCATTCCACAAGGCAATGGAGAAGTGGTATGATCCTGCCTTCTGGAACAAAGACGCAGAGACGAGACTGACGCTCGCTGAACTCGAATTCAAGAACACCTGCAACCAGCAGAAGGCGACGTACCTCAAGGACCGCGAAGGGAACATCGACGCGGAGGTTGAGGCCGACTTCAAGGAGCGAGTCGAGCTCGGCGTAGGCATGTTGCGATACCACTGCAAGAACGTCTCGCCGAAGCTCGACCGTGGGCTTCGTCCAATCCAGACCGAGATCGAGTTCGAAGTCCCAATCACGGACAACAACGGCAACCCGATCTGGTGCAAGTGCGACAGCTGCTGGCAACTCTGGCGTAACTCTGATGTGGGCAGAAAAGACATCGACGCTTACATCCAACGTGCTCGAGACGACGACGACCGCAAGTGGTGGCAAGCCAAAGGATACGACGATCCATACAAGTTCTTGACGGACAAGTGGTATCGCCACAAGTGGCAAGGTCTTCCCGTCGCATATGGCGGCCGAATCGACGCGCTCATGCAGGACGAGTACGGACGGATTTGGGTTGTCGACTGGAAGACTGCAGCTCGTCTGTCTGGTCAGGAAGAGGGAGACTCTCCTGACGAGTTCATCCAGCTCGACGATCAGGTCACCTCGTACTGCTGGGCCATGTGGGTGTTGGGCATCGAGGTCGCCGGCTTCATCCACCACGAGATCAAGAAGGCATTCCCGCTTCCGCCAGAGCCGAACAAGGTAAAACGGCAAGGGTGTTGGTATAGCGTCAACAAACAACAGAACACGTCGTATGAGTTGTACCTCGAGACTATTCGGGAAGGCGATCCTGTCGGCTACGACAGCGGAGCGTACAACGAGTTCCTCGAATACTTGAAGGAGACTGGGCCTCGCTACTACAGCCGCAAGCAGGTTGTACGGAGCGAGGCTGAATTGCGTAATGCCGGTTGGAACATCGCGATGGAAGCGATGGAGATGATCCGGCCTAACCTGCCGATCTATCCTTCGCCTGGACGATTCGCGTGCTCGTTCTGCGCATTCCGTCAGCCTTGCATCGCAACGAACCGGGACGAAGATGTCGAATACCTCTTCGCCTCGAGCTACGATGTGCGATCTCGTAGATACTGGGAGCACACGCTTCCTTCGACCGACAGTAAGGGTGGACAATGAAACTTGCTAAGCCGAATCCCAAGATCACTCCAGGCGACTACATCAGCACGCCGCAACCGCGCCTGGTGACATCTAGCATGAAGGCGAAGGTCTTCGAGCTGTACAACATCGGCCTTTTCCGTCGTATCTTCTACACCGTCGACCACCTCGTCCCCCTCGAGCTCTGCGGAACGAACTCCATCCGCAACCTCTGGCCGCAGCCCAAGAAGGAAGCTCGACTCAAGGACCTCGACGAGAACCGGCTCGCTACGGCCGTCCACGCCGGCAAGATGAAGCTGGCCGACGCTCAGCAGGAGATGCTTCAGCTTTGGGGCGGCAGCGCAGCTTGAGGTACATAGCATCCTTCATTCTTGCACTAGTCCTAACCGTAGGGTGTGGAGGACTGGTCGTATATCTGGGGATGCTTCTGTTCGTGAAGTGACTTGCCCAAACCGATGAGGGCAGAGAAAGGAAAGCACATGTCCACAATCAGCACGATCAAAGAGCTGACACCAACCACCATCGCGGGACTGAAGCTAGAGAGAGTTGCAGACGTTCCGCCACACTTCAATATGCTCATCTACGGACGCTCGGGCACTGGGAAGACCTATCTTGCCGGCTCAGCATACGCTGTTCCTGAGATGCGACGTGTTCTCTACATCGACATCGAAGGTGGCGTGCTGACGCTACGCAAGGAGTTCCCAGGGGTCGAGCGTGTTCGTATCTCCAGCTGGAAGGAGATGCAGCGTGTGTACGACGCCTTGTACGCAGGCGGGCATGGCTTCCAGACGGTCATCCTCGACAGCTTGACCGAGATCCAGAAGTTCAACATGGACGAGATCATGCGTAGGCTGATCGAGTCGAACGAAGCTCGAGACGAAGATGTTCCCTCTCTGCGGGAGTGGGGAAAGAACCTCGAGCAGATCCGACGCTTCGTCCGCGCGTTCCGAGATCTTCCGCTGAACGTGATCTTCACTGCGCTCGAGCGTGAAGACATGGATCGGCTGAAGAGGCCCATCAAGCTTCCATCCCTGTCAGGCAAGATGGCCCAGGAGGTCGCCGCCTTCCTGGACATCGTGCTGTACTACAACATCAAGGAGGTCAACGAAGGCGGCGAAACCAAGCAGGTAAGAGTGCTCCAGAGTCAGGCTACGGAGTCTGTCGTAGCCAAGGATCGCTCAGGCCTGCTTCCACCAGCTCTGATCATTCCGGATCAGGGTACCATGGAGCCACTGTTCGACCTGATCGTTCGACAGACAGCGTCACGAGCAGCGGCGAAGATCGAGGATGCAAAGCCCAAGCCGGTGACCGGTTTCGACCTAGTAACCGATGCTGAAATTGTCAACGCAACCAGATGAAAAGGAAACCAAAATGACTACTGTTACACCGACCGACGACTTCGAGGACGACGGCCTGTACGTGAACTTCTCAGACGAGGAGGCTGCGTCCGAAGCTCGTGACATCGAGCCGCTTCCGTCTGGCAAGTACCTCGTTCGGATCACCGACGTGGACATGCGCGAGGTGCAGTCCTCGAAGAACCTCGGCAAGCCGATGTACAACATCGAGTTCACCGTCATCGGCGACAAGGCCAACGGCCAGTACGTCAACCGCAAGTGCTGGACGATCGCCTGCCTCTTCCCGCCGGCGCTCTACACCATCTCGCACCTGATGAAGGCGCTGAACATGTCTGTCACCTCCGGCCGCGTTCGCATCCCGAAGCCGGAAGAGCTCATCGACCAGGTCGTCGTGATCGGCGGCGCCTACGTCGGCGAGCAGGAGGCCAAGGACGGCTCCGGCAAGAAGTACCCGCCGAAGTAC